TCAGTCGGCGGCGCCCTCCGCGTCGCGCCGCCGGGCGATCCCGTCCACATACCCTTCGGCGTACCCCTGGGCGCGCGCTTCGGCTACGGGATCGGCGGGCTTGGGCTCGACCAACCGGACCCGCGTGTCGGAGTCGCTCGGCTCGGCCTGACGCGCGAAGGCGACGGTGTCGCCCTGTGCGGCGCGACTGGCGTAGACGCTGGGCTGCGACTGCGCGGGCGGCTGGGAAGTGCGGGGGCGTCCAGCGGCGTCGGCCAGGTCGATCACTGCTTCGGTCAGCTGTTCCAGCTCGGCCTGGATGCGGCGCAGCGGGATCGCCTCGGGGGTGGGGGCTTCGGAGGCGGCGTGCCCGTCCCACCAGGAGTCTCGGCGGCACTTCTGCACGACGTAGCGCGCAGCGAGGGCGCCAGCGATGCATGCCCCGACAAGGATCGCTGCCGAGTAGGCGATGAGCCTGCCGGTGGGGATGCTGCCGTAGCCGAAGTGTCCCACCCCGACGATGGCGATCGAGCCGATCGTTGCCCCGCCCGTGAGGCAGGCGGCGGCGAAGAGGCGCTTGGTCGGTGGTTTCGGTGCCTGCTGTGCCATGTGCTGTTCAGCTCCGATCGTCTTTGACCTGGGACGGGTGATCGGAGGCGGGTTCGTTCGCGGTCCGCCCTGCCTCCTGCCGGCATAGCCGGCGGCGTGCCCACGTGTTCGCGCGGTGGGCGGGGGCGGGCTCAGGCGGGGCCGGGCTCGATGCTGGTGTGCCGTGACGGCGGGATCTGCGAGCGCGGGCGGGCGTGGCGCAGCTGGTCGAGGGTGGGCTGCGCGAGCATCGACGTGACGTCGCCGAGGGGCTGGCCGTGCTGGTGGCTGTTGCTGCTGCCGCCGGTGGTGGCGTCGGTGCAGTTCTTGCCGCCGTCGGGCTGGCCGGGCTTCGGGCAGCCGGGCGCGGAGCGGGTGCCGACGCGCATGCCCCGCTTGGTGAGCCGGTGGCGTTCCAGCACGGTGCGGTAGTCGACGTGCCCGGCCGTGGCCTGGTCGACGGGTTCGGCGCAGTCCGGCGGCGGCAGGTCTTCGAGGGCCGCGGCGGGGAGTTCGCCAACGGTGGCCACCGGGGTGGTGGCTTCGGTGGCCTGCGGGCCGATGGGCACGGGCAGTTGGCCGGGTGTGACGACGACGGGCGCCGGGCTGGTCGGGCTGGCGGTCGGCTGCGGGGTGGCGTCGGCGTCGGGCAGCGGCGCCGGGTCGGTGGCCGGGAGGGTCACGACGACCGGGGGGACATCCACCACGATCGGCGGCACGTCGACCACCAGCGGGGGCACGTCCACGACGACCGGGGGCACGTCGACCTCGACGGGGGGGACCACTTCGTCGACCACCTCGACGACGTCTTCGACGACCTGGCAGACGCCGTCAACGAGCGGCACGTCGCACAGGGGCGCGGTCGTCTCGGTGGGCTCGGGTGTCGGTGCGGCCTCGGTGGGCTCCGGCTCCGGGTCGGCCTGGTCGGTGTCGCGGTCCTCGCCGGGCTGGGTCGGCTCGGCGGTCGGCTCGACGGGCTTGGTCGGCTCCGGCTCCGGGTCGCGGGTGGGCTCCGGCTTCGGCTCGGGTTCGCGGGTCGGCTCCGGGTCGGGCTTCGGCGCCGGCGGGGTGGGCTCGTCGGCCGGCTCGTCCTTCGCCGGTGCCTCGGGCTTCGGGTCGACCTTCACCGGCACCACGTCGGTGACCGCGTCGAGCAACTTCTTCACCGGCCGTCCGGGCAGGCCGCGGTCGAGCGCACCCCCCGGGCTCTGGACCGCCGCCGGCTTGTCGTCCGCTTGGGCGGGGTCGTCGGCGAGGGCGAGCACGCCGAGGGTGGCGCCGGCGCCGAGGCCGGCGATCAGGATGGCGCGGTGGATGCTGCGGCGCATGTGGCTCACCTCCCCCCGGTGGTGATCTCCGTCGTCCGACTCACGGGACTTCTGTGGGTGGCGGGCTGGCTGCTCAACTCGCCACCGTGGTTGTCGTCAGGCAAGGAGTGTCGCGTGCCTGGCCGTGAGCTGTACATCGTCGTATAGGTGGGCGGGATTCGCACCCTCTGGTGATCGCGCGTGTCCGTACGGTCAGCAAGATCGGCGTTGATGTGTCCGGGTTTGTGACAGCTACTCGGTGGTTACTTTTCGCCATCTGCCAGATCCGTTGAGTAGATCGTCTTCGGGCGTTGAGTAGATCCCGGGCAAGCGTAAGGCCCCGGACCGACATGGCCGGGGCCCGACGCGCGTCGAGTCAGGACGCCGCCTTGCGGACCTTCGCGAACCGGTTCCACACCTTCCGGCCGAACCGCAGCCGGCCCCCAGTGCCCTTGCACCGGCGGCAGAGGCGTCGGACCTTGCGGCCCTTTGGTTGGAACTTCCCACGGCCGTCGCACTTGCGGCAGTCGGCGATCGGCCACCACCGACACTCGGCGATGTAGTACAGGGCTCCGAGCAGGAGGCCACCCGCCAGGACGGCCAGGATTGTTTCCCAGGGCAGGGGGGCTTCGGAGGTAGCGGTAGCGGCGAGAAGGGGTCTCACAGGGCCTCCAGGGGTGGTTTTCGGGGTTCTCCGGCAGGTGCCGCGACCCGCGACCCTCGACCGTTTGCGCTGGTCAGAGGGTCGCGGGCCTGGTCGCGCAGCCGCGACCGGTCGCGCGACCTGCCGCGACTCATCCGGCGATCTGCCGGCGCTCGATCGCGGCCTCGATGTCCCGCCGCCGGCAGCCCTTCAGGGCCACCCCGTCGGTCTTCACGTCCACCGACGGCACGCCCTCGTTGCGCACCAGCGCCGAGATCGACTCGGGGGACTCGCCGGCGTACTGCTCCGGCATGTGCGCGGCGAGCAGCTCGGCCAGCTGTGGCCACTGCACGCCCTGGCGGCCGATGTACGCCCACACCCGGATGACGTCGGCGAGCACGTCACGAGCCTCACGGGTCATGTCCTCACCCGCGGCCATCCCGGAGAGGGTGCCGGCCTGCTCCCGGATCCGCCGCGCCGCGATGAGGATCTTCTCGGCGTCCTCGGCGTCGGCGAGGAACGTCCGCACCGTCGGGGTGTCGTCGGAGGCACCGCGGAGGATGCCGACGCCCTTGTAGGTGGGCAGCAGCAGCGACGAGTCGTAGCCCTCCGAGTAGGCGCCGGACCCCAGGACCAGGTCGCTGACCTGCCACGATCCGGTGCGGAGCGCGAAGCGGACCTGGTGGTTGTCGCGGAAGCTGGTGAACTTCTGCGCGATCTTCTGGGTGCCGACGCCGGACGGCTTCTGGGTGGCGTCGAGGACGATGACGCCGGCGGCTGGCGCGACCTTGACCAGGAACACCAGCAGCGAGGCGATCTCCGCGTCCAGCTCGGCGTCGCCGGTGTCGAAGTACTCCTGGCACTCGTCGATGACGACCACCCGCACGGGCATCTTGTACTTCGGGTTCCGGGCGATTTCCCTGGTCAGCTTGCCTTCTGGGCATACGTCGACCGGCAGTTCGGACAGCCGCTGGTAGCGCCACTGCACGTCGTCCTTCAGCTCCCGCAGCGCGTCGACGAAGATCTCCACCGGGTCGCCGTCACGAGACATGGCCAGCCCGAACGCGCACCGGTCGGCGACCAGCCGGAACTTCCGCCAGTCCGGGGAGCCCTTGCCGTCGAACACGGTCAGCTTCACGTACGGGTCCAGCGCCGCGTACAGGGCCAACGCGCGGGCGGTGAAGCTCTTGCCCTGGCGGGGCTGGGCGCCGACCAGGATCGACGTCCACAGCATCGACAGGGTGACCAGCCGGCCGCGTTCGTCGAGGCCGAGCGGGGCGGGCTTCCAGATGTCGGTCTGCCGGCACCGCAGAAGCGGGGTGCGACCTGCGGGAACGGCGAGGGGATCCTTGTCGGCGACCCACAGGTAGTGGGAGCGGTTCGACTCGGGGTCGCGGGTGAGGAACACCTGCGACACGGCGACGTCGAGGCCGGACGCGAGCGCGCCGCGGGCCTTGACGACGTCGTCGAAGCCCTTGCCGTACGGCAGGACGACCTTGACGCGTCCACCCTCGCCGTCGCGTTCCATGCGGCCCAGGAAGCCGACCTCCTGGTCGGGCTTCGCGGGGTTGCCGAGCCCCGCGGCGTAGTACGCGCGCAGCACCGTGTCGGAGTTGATGAGCCGGTACCGGCCTCGCACCACGGCCGGGGTGACGATCGGCATGGTGGCGGGGCGGCCGTAGTGGGCGAGCAGTGGTACGAGCGCGGCGCCGACCAGGACGAGGATGTACCGCGGCGCGAATGCGAACAGGACGCCGCCGACGACGGCGAGGGTGACCAGCTCGATGAGCAGTACCACGAGTCGTCCGCTGCGCCGGGTGGCCAGCTGCTGCTCGATGGTACGGCCCTCCTTCAGGTCGCCCTTCGTGGCGGCCTCCTGGAGCAGCGCGTTCAGCTCGGGGTGGAACGCCCAGCGGATGTGCCGCCACAGGATGCGGAACACGCCGACGACGGACCACACGACGGCGAGGCCGATGTACCGCGGGCTTCGTACCGCGTGGTACGCGGCGATGTGTCCGGCGGTGGCGGCCTGCCGCTTCAGCGTGGACTTGACGTTGTCCGTACCACGCCACTGGGCGGGGATGACGGGGTGGCGGGTGTTGTCCTTGGTGACGACGTCCACGTAGACGGGTCCGCGGTTGGGGTCGGGCTCGTCGTCGAGCGCGATCTCGTAGTGGGTGTCGAGCACCTTGTCGTCGTCGGCCATGGTCACTTCTCCTCTCGGACCATGTGGGCCAGGGCGGCGCCCATGCCGAGCACGGCAACGGGCAGGCAGGCCACGAGGGTGGTGATCCACCACGGGGCCGACTTCACGCCGGCGGCGACCAGCAGGTGGTAGGCGACCTGGCCCAGCGCTCCGACCAGCAGCGACGTGATCGCCGAGGTGCGGGCGAACGCCAGGGTCCGCCCCGACACCCGCCCGGACAGCCACACGTACAGGGCGTACGCCCCGTAGGTCTCCACGCCGATGGGCAGGGTGATCGCGGAGTCGATGGTGGCCCAGCCGCCGTCGGCGACGATGCCGGGCAGCAGGTTGACGGTGCCGAACCCGGTGAGCTTGCCGAGGCCGACCCAGCCGCCCCAGATGGCGACGAACGCGGGGGCGGCGAGGAGCATGACGGGCCACACCGCGGGCCGCCGTACCAGGCCGGTACGTACCGTCTCGGCGGGCTGCGGTACGGGCGTCGCCTCGATCGGCTCGGCGGGGGTCGGTACGTCCGGCTGTACCACCGCCGGCGGCGAGGGCGGTACGGGCTCCTGTACCACCGGTGCCGGTTCGACCTGTACCACGGGTGCCGGCTTGGTCCGTACCACGGCGGTACGGCGCGGCGGCGTCGGCTTGGTACGGCCGGTCTTGGCCGGCTCGGTACGCGGCTTCTTCGGCGGCGTCTCGATGCCGTGGCGGGCGCGGTACGCGGCGCGGGCCTTGTCGACCTGGCCGCGGGAGTCCCACGACTTGTTGCCGGTCTCCTCCCGCATCCGCTCGGCGGTCTTGTCGATGCTGGGGCAGTCGGCGCCGCCGTACACGTCGTCCAGCTCGTCGACCATCAGCCGCAGCGCGGGGGTGAGGTCGTCGTGGGTGGGCTTGCCGGGCGGCGGCATGTCCGGCACTGCCGGCGGCTCGTCCAGCGTCGTGGGTTCCATCGTGGTGGTCATCGGTTCGCGGGCTCCTTGATGCGGAGGTCGGCGAGGGTCATCGCGTTGGTCTGCTGCGGCAGCTCACCGGCCGGCTGCCGATCGAGCACCACCGGCCGGGTGATCCACCGGTGGCGGGCGCCCCGGTAGCCGCGGCGGGCCAGCCGCCACGCGCGCGGGGCCGCCCATTTCCCGGCGAGGATCAGCAGCACCAGGGCGAGCTGCAACGCGCGGGCGGCGGTCTTCAGCAGCCACAGCAGCATCTGCCCGCCGAGGGCGAGCAGGAAGGTGCCGGTGCCGCCGTTGCAGCCGCACTTGCCGGAGATCGTGCACATCAGCGGGCCAACTCCTTCCGCACGGGCTGCGGGCCGCGCGTACGCGGCGCCGGGACCGGCTCGGCGCGGCGCCGGGCGTCAGCGCCGACGGCCAGCAGCAGTCCGGCGAGCAGGAACGGAGCGAACCCGACGAGCCGCAGCACGGTTCCCGGGTCACCGGCGGGCAGGTGGATGCCGACCTCCCACACGATCGTGGGCAGGGCGGCCACGCCGGCGTGCGCGGCGATCGTGCGGGCGTTCATCGGATCGACCTCCCGAGGGCGATGCGGGCAGACAGAACGGAGCGGCGCAACGTGGACAGCGCCCAGTCCTCGACGTCGTTGGTGGGCTGAGTCGGCCGGTCCAGCAGCCGCACGATCTGGTACAGCTGCTGGTCGACGATCTCGACGGCGCGGGCGGCCTGGGCGATGACGGCGCCCGGCGCGGCCGGTGGGGCGGGACGCAGGCGGTTGAGGAGGCTCACGACATGCCTCCGAGGTTGGTGAGCAGCGCGCCCACGGCGAGGGGGGCCGCGCAGCCGACGATGCGGTAGACGGCCCGGTTGACGCGGGCGGTCAGGCCGTCGGCGGGGCCGAGCAGGCCCAGCGCGAGGATCAGGGCGGTGACGATGAGAGCGGTCATCACAGGCACCTCACTGTCCCGGCCGGCGGTTGAGGCGCAGACGGTTGCTCGGCTTGGTCGTCTCGTTGCGGACGGCCTTGGCCTTGCGTCCGCCCTGGCTGACGCCGGTGACGGTGAACCCGCCGCCCCGCTTCGGGTCGGTGCTGCCCTTGCTGCTGTTGAAGATGCCCATCACCGGTCACCGCCTCGGGTCACCAGGACCAGGCGGCGGCCGGAGCCGGGCTGGTAGCGGGTCGGGCAGGTCGCGGCCATCGCGGCGAACGTGCGCAGGCCGCCGTCGCGGTCGCGGGTGGCGAAGCGGCCCTCGGTGCGGATGGTGTTGCCGGAGCGGTCGATGCGCCGCTCCTCGATGCAGTAGGTGATGATGTCCATGGGTCGGACCTCCTAGCGGTCTGATCAAGGCCCCCAGCCGGCGGTGCAGTCGCCTTGGCTGGGGGCCGTCTACGTGGTCAGTGGTTGCTCGCGGCGCGGGCACGCCCGGCCTTGGTGGGCAGGTAGTGCGACTGCGCGTCCACGACCTGCTCGTAGGTGTGGTCGAAGCTGACCGTGGCGCGGAGCAGCGTGTGCAGTCCGGCGTGCCCGAACACCGGGTGCAGGGGGATGCCGAGGTGGTCGGCGATCTGCTCCCGGGTGCGGTGCCCGGCCACGATCGCGGCCAGGACGTCCCGGTACTCGTCGGTGTCGACGAGGCTGGTGTCACCGCGAACGGTGAGGTCGGGGTTCGTCTTGCTGAGCATGCCCATGTCAGCGGCCCTTCTTCGCCTGGCGCACCTCGGCGCGGGCCTGCTCCGGCGTCTTCCGCCAGTAGCCCTTCACGTACAGCTCCGGGCTGTCCTTCCGCACCTTCGCGACGTGCTCCTTGCCCATCCGGTGCGACTCCTTCTCGTAGGCGACCTTCTCGGCCACCCGCTTGAACAGGCCCATGGCGGGCTCCCTTCAGTTGTGCCGTCAGGTGGTCTGGCGGCCTCCGCGTGCCGCCCGGGTGATGAGCCGGGCGGCCACGGGGGCGGTCAGCGCTCCTGGCGCATGCCGCCGGTGACCCGGCGCATCGTGGTGCCGCTCTCACTGCGGACGGTGGAGCCGCAGACACCGCAGGTGGCGGTCTGCTTGCCTTCCCGGTCCTGCCGGGCATTGCGGAACACGTCGCTGTTGCCGCAGGTCAGCATGTGCTTCTCCTTCTCGAAGGGCCTGGTCAGGCCGCGATGATGAGGGCGGCGATGAACAGCCACCCGATGTGCCAGGACTGGTCGAGGGCGTACGCGCCCGTGCCGAGCGACGGGTTGTCGTCGCGGCCCGGGCGGGGGGTGCCGAGGACGTAGAAGCGGCCCGCACCGGCCAGCTCGGCGAGCCGGCGCAGCGGCGTCCGACGGTCGGCGATGTAGTGGGTGACCGCGCTAACCGTCAGACCGGCAGCCACGAGCAGCCAGCCGGGCCGCCATCCGGTGACCGTGGCGACCAGGGCGAGGGCCACGACGGCGGTCGCCGTGTAGGTGGCGACGTGCTTCACGCAGGCCCACCGGCCCGCCCAGCCGGGCTGCCCCTTGTGGTCGGCCTGGTGCTGGGTCTGGATCCAGTGGTCGGCGACCTGGTGGCCGGCGTACAGGGCGGCGAACGCGGCGGCGAAGTCGGCGGTGCTCATCGGGTCCTCCTCTGGGCGTTCGCTTGGTTGGCGGGCCTCCGCACGGGCATGCGGTGATGGGTGGATGCCCCGCGGGGGCGGTCGGGCCTACTTGCCCTTCGGGCGCTCGCTGCCGTGCGCCTCCCGCGGCTTCCCGCACTGGCCGAGCCGGCCGGGCGCGACCTCCGTGACCTCCTTGCACTGCCGGGTGAACCGGCCGTCGAACGCGTGGTCGGGGTCGCTCATCCGGGTGGCCTCCTCGGTCTTGCCTTGCGGGTTTGTGTTTCTGATGAGACGCTAACCCCACAGCAGGGCATGTGTCAACTGAGACAAGGAGCTGATAGCGTGACCGCCGTGGTTCGCCCCAAGACCGTCTACAGCGACGAGCAGGAACGCCTCCGCGCCGTCGCCGTGGAAAAGGCCCGCGCCGCCGAGGTGGCCGAAGAGGAGGCGTGGCAGGCCATCAAGGCGGCCCGCGACGCGAAGGTGCTCGACACCGACCTGTGCGGCGAGGACACGCCGCCGAGGTTCAACCGAGCCACTCTGAACCGGAAGTTCGGCCCCCGGTCCGCCTGACCCAGGACAGCACGAAGCGGCCCCCGCCGGAGCGTGAAGCTCCAGCGGGGGCCGTTCTCGTGCGCCTGTTCGCTACCGTGCCGGCCATGACCCGAACCCGCATCCTCCCCGCCGCGGCCGTCCTGGTCGCCCTCGCCCTCGCCGGCTGCTCCAACGACAGCCCCGAGCCGGCCGCCGCGCCCACCAGCAGTCCGCCGGCCACCGCCGCGGCGGCGTCGCCCGCGGCGAGCGGCCCAGACGTGTACGCGGTCAAGGCGTGCAAGCGGGTCGCGGACGCGCTCGACGCCGACGGGGACACCCTCGACGAGATGGCCGCCGCCGCCTACGAGGCGCAGCAGTCCAGCGAGCAGAAGCTCGTGCGCGCGGGTGCGGCGTTCGGGGAGCGGGTGAAGTTGGCGGAGGCGGCGCAGGGCGCCGGGGATGAGGCGGTGATGGAGGCGAACGCGGCGGCTGCGGCGTTGACGTTCACCGGCGTATGCGCGGAGGTCGGGTTGGTGAACTGACCCCGGACGCGCAGAAGCGGCCCCCGCCTCCCAGATCGGGAAGCGGGGGCCGCTGTCTGTGCAGCGTGCGGTCAGTCGGCGGTGACCGGGGTCCTCGAGGCGATGCCGTTGTCCGACACCGCGGGCGCGAACGCCACCCCGGCGGCGGTCAGCCCGGCCAGCACCAGCACGATCCACTCCCCGGAGTCGAGGCCGCCGAGCACGGTGGTGGCGAGGGCCTGGAGGACGGCGAGGATGACCGCTACGGCGGTCTTGCCCCACCGGTACTGGGGGGCGATGGGGACGAGGTAGACGCCGGCGGCGGTGGCGGCGGCGATGCCGATCTGCACCCACTCCTCCGGGTCGACGTGGTTGTCGCCGCCGAGGGCGGCGTAGAGGGCGACGAGGACGGCGCCCGCCAGGGAGGCGAAGGCCTTGCCGTACTTCTCCATCAGGTCTCCTGGGTTCGTGAATGCCGGGACGCGGGGTAGCGTCGCCGGTTGTGGCTGGATTTCCGCAGCTCCGACAGGTCGGGATCGCGCATCACGTAGACGACCCGGGGCGCCCGCTTGCCTGGGTGCGCCTGTTCAAGCGCATGGATGACAGCGGTTGGGAGCTGTGGCTGAACTGGCCTGCTGAGGAACCCCGGCAGGTCACCGTCTTCCCGACACCCGAGGCGGCGGACACGGCGGCGAAGCGCCTCTACGGCGACGAGCCGGCGCTGCGGGAGTTGGCGGAGGCGTACGGGCTGGACCCGGCCGCCGTGCGGTGGCGGATCCGCGACGTGGGCGCCTACTGACCCTGGTCGCGGCTTCCGGCGCCCACCGGTTCGGTGGTGACCATCCGCCGCAGGGCCTCGACCTTCGCGTCCGGGTGCAGGATCGCCGCCCGCCACCGGCGCAAAGTGGCCGTCAGGCCGGACACCGAATCAGACAGCTCGACCATGTTGTCGCGGGTCGTCTTCACCTCCGCCTCCAACTCGTGCACCCGCACCTTCAGCGGCTCCAGCAGCGTCAACGCCGTGTCGGTGAGCACGTCCGCCGCCTCAGCGCGGATCTTCTTCCGGCTGGCGATGACCGCCAACCCGCCCGCGGCGCCGACCGCCCCGCCGAGCGCACCCACCACCGTCGTTGCCGTCTCCACCCAACTCATGGACGCTCCCGTTCCACCAGCAGCGACACGTCAGCCACCCGGCCGGCTTCGACGGCGATGGTGACCCGCCGCAGATCCAGGCCGATCTGCGCCACCCGCCACCACGACGCGAGCGCCGTGGAAGCCACGAACGCCCCCGCGGCGATGGCCGCGCTGCCGCTGACGGCGTACAGGGCGATGGCGTACATGGTGGTGACGGTGCCGAGGGCGGCGACGCCGCACAGTTCCACGCCCAGGGAAGCGGCGAGCCGGGTGCCGGGCATGCTGACGCCGGTGAGGCCGATGACCCCGGCGAGGATCAGCCCGACCTCCCAGATGGCTTGGACGCTGGTGGGCATGCCGGCGGTGACGGACGCTGGCCGGTTGCCGGTGGCGAGCAGCGTCAGTCCGGACAGCAGCGCGGCGAGCAGGACGGCCACCTCGAACGGCTGCCGGCCGCGGCCGATCGTGACCGGGCGCACTACGCGGCCAGGCGGGCGGCCAGCTCGTCGGCGACCTGCCGGGCCAGCTCGGCGGGGATCGCCGCGGCGATGCGCTCCGGCGACAGGCCGGCGAGCACCAGCGGGGCGAGTTGGACGGCGACCTGCTGCTCGTCGACGAGGTCCCGGCCGGCGAGGGCGGCCACGTCGGCGCGCACGGCGGCGACCTGTGACGGCATGCCGCGCATCAGGTCGAGGACGGCGCCCATGGTGACGCCGGAGCGGCCGATCTCGCAGCCGTGCAACGCCTCGCGGATGATCGGGATGTCGGCCTTGGTGAGCGGCATGTCGTCTCCCTGGATGAGTCCGATGGTGGTGAGGTAGCGGCGGAACACCGCGGTTTGGTCGCGGCCGGCGCGGATCGCGTCCCGGTGGTAGCTGATGTGCGTGTGCCAGAGGTGGCTGCTGTCGCCGCTGGAGCGTCGGCCGAGCCGGTCCCAGCGGCGCACCGTCGACCCGTCCGGGGAGTAGATGACCTCCCGGATGTCCCGGGTGTCCGCCGTCCCGGCCGCGCACTGGGCGACCAGCCAGGTGGAGAACGTCCGCAGGGTGTGGGTGGCGCCGCCGGAGCGGACGGAGAACGCACCCACGTCCAGCGCGCAGGCGTACGAGGTGAGCCCGGTCCGGTCGCGGGATGACTCCACCACCGAGTAGTCGTTGGAGATGACCCGGTCGGCGCCGCAGTGGTAGCCGCCCCGGTGCGCAGCGTCGGGGACGATGCCGACCTCGGCCGGGTCGAGGTCGGTGGAGACCACCTTGCCCGGGTTGATGTCGAGGTGGTTCAGCAGCAGCCGGCGGGCGTCGAGCAGCGTCTGCGGTGCGGTCGTGGCCACCAGTAGCTCCTTCGCGAGTAGCGGCACCTGGGCCTCCTAGAAGATCGGCACCCCGGCGGTCAGGTCCGGTGACACCGCCGGAGCCGTCGGGGCCGGCGCCAACGCGACCGACCACACCGTCACCTCGGTCTGCGTCTGGTTCGCCGTCAACGTCCGCCCGTACGTGCCCGCCGCGAGCGGCTGCGACTCGAACACAGCGACGGTGATGTCCTGGCCGCCGGCCGCGTTCGATGCGGCATCCCACCGCTTCGTGTCCCCACCCGCCCCCGACCAGGTGGTGGGCGTGCCGGTGTTGGAGTGCCGCGACATGACCATCGTCAGCAGCACGCCGCCCTCGGGCACCGCCACAGACGGGGCGGTGTGCACCGTGCCGTCGGTGGTGCTGGCCGCCGACGCCCAGGCGGCGAGCGGAGTCGTGGCGTGCACACCCCGGTACGCGCCGACCCAGCCGGCGTTCTTCCGCGCCGACGACAGCCCCCACGCGTACGAGGCCGGCTCGGACGCGGCGACCCGCGTGTACGCCTTGCTGGTCAGGTTGCTGGTGTCGGTCTGGGTGCCGAGCAGCGTGAGGGTGGGGTCGGTGGTGGTGACCGTCGACCCGATCCACCCCATCAACGCGACCAGGTAGTCGCCGTTGGCGGTGCCCGCCGGCTTCGCGACCGTCAGGTTCAGGGCGGACGCCGAGTTCAGGGACTGACCGGCCGCCACGTGGCTGATCCCACCCGTGACCGGCGGTGGGGCCGTCTCGGCGGCGATCAGCCCGGCGAGGGTCTGCTCCTCCACCGTGCGGTTCTGCGCGATCAGGTCGTCGCCGCCGAAGTGGAACCACGTGCCGCTGACCGCGTCGTCGGCGTGCAGCACCTGCACGAACGACCGCATCCACTCCGCGCACCCCGAACCCGACGGATCGGAGGAGACACGCTCGGCGCCCCACTCGGCGATCAGGTACGGCTTGCCGACCAGCGCGGACATGTCCCGGCACAGCTTCAGCATGTCCGCCGGATCCCGGTAGACGCTGGAGGACTCGTTGTAGACGTCGAAGCCGATCGCGTCGATGCCGAACGCGGCGTCCGCAGGCCACCACGTCGCCGCCGGGTTGCTGTTGTGCTCCCACCAGTAGTGCGTGTACACGGGAGCGAGAGTGATCCGGGACCGGGCCGGATGCGACTCCAGGGCCTGCACCAGCTCCAGCCAGCGGGACCGGAACACCGCCGGCAGCGGGTCACCGGAGGTCTGCTGCTCCGGCTCGTGCCAGTAGGTGAGGATGAGCCGCTGCCCCGACGGCATGGAGTCCAGCCAGGTCGTGACGGCGGCGAGGTCCCAGATCTTGAACGACACGTGCGGGACAGCTCCGGCGGCGACGATCGGGCCGAGGACCGTGCCGGACCAGGACGGCAGGGTCTGGGAGCTGTTGCGGAACACCCGCACGGCTTCGGTGCCGGGGTAGCGGGCGAACGTGGCTTCGACGGACAGGGTGCCGGGGCACCAGCCGAGCATCATGGGCGGGCCCTTCCTGTCAGTAGGCCAGGGCCTGCACGGTCAGCTTCGTTCCGGCGGTCGTCGAACCCACCTGGATCACGTCCACCGTCAGGTAGCTCCCAGCGGGCCACGCCGACACCGCGAACGTCGAGGCCACACCCGACGTGCGCTGCCCGGCGGCGATCGTCGGACGGTTCCCGGAGGTGAACGCCTCCACCCCGTCCACCTTCAGCGTCACCACCAGCGAGCTGCCGGCTGGCGTGCTGCCGCCCACCGACGCGACCACGCCCCGCAAGGTGAGGGTCTTCCCCGTCGGGTTGTAGATCCGGTACACGCCCACACCGACCGCGGCGGTGTCCTGCGACCACGTCGGCATCAACGCCTGCGGCGGGCTGTCCGCGTACGCGGCGAAGTCGTCGGCCGTGTCCTGCGCCAGATCCGCCACCGCCGCCAACGGCCCACCCAGCCGCGCCTGCAGCAGCGCACGCGGACCACCGCCGGCCGACGCCCACAGCTCCGTCACCCCGTCCGGGCCCTGGAACGGCGGGATCGTGCCCGCCGCCCGCCCGTCCGAACCGTCCGACGAGGTGATCGTCGTCGCGGCGATCCCGTCGGCGTCGAGCAGGTCGGTGACCTGTGTGCCACCGGTCTCCGCGTTGTAGACGGTGACCTGCACCCCACTGACGATCTGCGCGATGTCGTCGAAGCCGTCCACCGCGTCCTGTGTGGTGAACGTCCAGTCGGCGATCCCGCCGCCGAACCAGTAGCGAGCCATCAGATTCCCCTCAGGAGGCGGCGTGGAAAGTCAAGGACCCATCCAGGGCCCGGCCGGCGTTGATGCCCAAACCCAGCGGCGTCTCGACGTACACACCGCCCGCGGTGGTCACCTTCAGGCGCACCGCCTCACCGTTCCCGGCCCCGTAGGACGCCTGCCCGGGAACGTCGAACGTCGGATAGCAGCCGGCCGGGAGTTGCCCGACCTTCACCGACGTGCCCGCGGCGATCGTCGTGCTGCGGGTGACGTTGACCGCCACCACCACGGTGCCGTTGCGCTTCTGCACCCTGTTCAGCGCGGCCGTCCACCCCGACGACAAGGCGAGGGACAGCAGCCCCGAGTCCTCGGCGGTGGGGCTCCACGTGGTGCCGTTGGACAGTAGGTACTGGTCGGTGTCGGTTCGGTACACCACCCGCCCGGGCGACGGCGGCGGCATCGTGGCCGCCTTGCACAGGATCATGCCGTCTTCGCCGAGGTACCAGCAGCGCCGCACCACATCCGTTGAGGCGAGGGTGGTGGCGTTGTTGGCGACCGTCACCTCAGCGAGGGGCAGCTCCCACCAGCCCGACGTGCCCGTGGCGTTGGTTGTCGCCGGAGCGCCCGCACCGGGGGTGCCCTGCACCACCTGCACCGACACCGAGTAGTCCGACCGGGACAGCCGCAACACCACCAGGTCGATCCGCGTGCTTCCGGACGTGTTCGCCGCCAGGGTCTTGGAGAACTCGACGGCGTCGTTCTGCCAGAAGTAGCCCTCCACCAGCGCCGACTTGGACGCCCGCACGTTGACCTGCCGGGTCCCGGCGCCGTTGGCGTACACCACCGACGAGTCGTCCGGATGCCCGTGCACCCCCGTGGCCATGCCCCGGCCCAGGATCAGCTCATGCTGCCGCTGCGTCACCCCCGGACTCGGGGCGTAAGACTCGGCCATCAGATGGTCTCCAATCCGTCCAACCGCCGGGACACGTCACGCAGGTACCGCACCCACAGCGGATCCGGCGACGCATCCTGCGACCCGACCACCGCGGTGACCACCTCACCGGCGTCCGGGGTGGCCTGAAGGTGCACCGCCCGCACCACATCGGCGACGACCACACCCGACTCCAGCTCCACCGACACCTTGTCGCCGAGCTGGTAGTGCACACCGAACCGCTGATCAGGGGTGTCGATCGTCACCGACGCCAACCGGGCCGTCTCCGCGCCCCGCGCCAGGGCCTCATCGCCGGCCTGGTCCAGCTCGGTGGTGTCCACCGCCGTGTCTGTGGACTGCCGCTGGTCGACGAACGTTTCCATCCGCCCCCACCCGGCCACCGCCGCGGTGTTGGTCCGCTCGACGACGACCCGGGACGTGCCGACGTCCTTGCCGCCCACGATCGCCACCGTCGCCGTCGGCGCCTTCGGCTCGTACCGGTACGAGCGCAGGTTCCCCAGCCCGGGTGAGAACCGCACCACCGCCGACCGGTCCACCGGGGCGTACACCTGAAACTCCCGGGTGGCGGCCACCTGCTGGGCGCGGAACCCCAGACCGCCGCCGAGGATCGCCACCGACCGCAGTTCGTCACCGAGCGGCCGGAACCGGGTCGAAAACTTGATCGACGTGCCGATGCCTGCGCCGGCGCCGAGCACCAGCTGCGGCACCTGCCGTGCGGTCAGCGCGCCCGGGCCGGCGTTCAGGTTGACCAGGGAGCGGATGATGTCCCCGGCCTCGTCGGTGGCCGTCCACTGCGCCGTCGAGGTCTGCGCGGTCGCCGCCGCCGCCGGGTTCGGGTAGGTGATCCGGGCGACCACCGCGGCGAGGTCGTCGGAGAACCGCACCTCCACCGTGCCCGACCCGGACGCCTGCCCGGTCACCGACCAGTCCTCCGGGCCGGGCTCCTCGATCGGACCCGCGCAGAAGATCACCCCGTCGCGGATGACCACCACCCGGTTCCCCGGCGCCAACTGCGCCGCCGTCACCGCGGTGCGGGGGGCGGTGAACGATCCGGTGGCCGGCTCGTTGAACCGCAACGTCACGTCCAGCTCAGTCCACCGGGCGATCGGATCCCCGACCACATTCAGGTTCGCGTCGGTGACCAGCAGGGTGATCCCGGCCGGTGTCATCAGAGGCATGCGTCACGCCGTTTCGTATCGAGGGACGTACGACAGCACCAGCCGGGTCGCCGACGACGCACCCGCCACGCTGAAGGTCACGTCGTTACGGCCCGGCTGAAGGCCCCACAGCACGGCGCCGGGCCACGACAGCTTGTCCGTCCAGATCGCGTCACCTGGCCCCCGCACGGTCGGCGGGTCCGTCGTGATGCGGGCCACCTGCCCGGCGGTCAGCGTCGCCGTCAGGGTGAACGCCTCACCGGTGGTGTCGTTCGTCGCCGTCAGGCCGGTCGCCGGGCCGGTGATCTCCCACTCCGGCCACGCCTCGACGTCCCCGTCGTTCACCGCCGTGGTCGAGCCGAGGATGTTCGACGGGGTCACCGTCAGGTACGGGTTCAGGTACGACACCGCCGAGCCCAGGTAGGCATACGGCAGGCTGACCGGCTGCGACGACCGCCAGAACGGGTCCTCGCAGTACAGCGACAGCACCGCCGTGTCCCAGGTGTGACCCTGCCCCGGCTCGCCGTCCATCCCCGCCTGGTAGTACGCCAGGATGTCCCGCCCGGTGCCGTCCGGCCGCAGCAGCCGCAACACCCCCGGGCCGAGCCGGCGGGTCTGCGCGAACTTGGTCCCGATGAACCGCCACCCCTGCACCAGCTCCATGTGCGTGTCGGCGCGGACCCGCACCGGGATCGCCATCACCCGCGGCTGCGGCTGGATGTGCCGCACCCGGCTACCACCGCGGGGGTGCGGGTCGGCGACGATGCTCACCGGCGCCACACCGGTCACGTTCGACCAGTCATCGAGGGCGAAGTGCAGTTCGTCGTCGGAGGTGAGGTGCACCTCGGTGCCGTCGGGGGCGATCCACAGCAGGTACGGGCGGCCCGGGTCCGCCGGCCGCGCGGGTGTGGTCGGGCCGCCGGGCGGCGTGGGGGTGGGCGTGGTGATCGTGCCGACGAGGACGGGCATCTACCGCGGCCTCCCCACCCGAGTCAGGGCGTCCTGCCTGCGCTGGAAGCCCTCGAAGTCAGCCATGCTGGCCACCGCCTGCTGCGGCTGCCAGTAGAACTGGTTCGTGATCTGCTGCCCGGCGCCACCCGCGCCGCCGCCGGCCGGCACCATCTGCTGGCCGTACCAGCGGGCCGCACGCGACAGGATCCCCAGCGACCGCTCCCGGTTACCGAACCTGGGCACGAACGCCTCCCCGCCGGTGGCCGGCTCCGCCCACGCGTACCGCGCCGGAGACACCGGCGCCGCGATCTGCGCCTCACGCAGCCGACCCCACTGGGCGTGCTCGACGACACCACCCCAGCGGCGGCCGGTCGCCTCCGTGGCCTGCTCACGGCGCACATCCACATCCACGATCGCCCGCAGGCGGGCGGAAGTGAAGATCTCGCGGGGGATCCCCGACAGGGTTGCCTTCCAGTCCGAGACACCCTTGTTGTCCGGCTGGAAGTCGGCCTTCGTCTCAACTTCCTTCGGAATGCCGAACAGCTTGTTCGCCAGCTCGATGGCTTCCTTCTTCGACACACCCATCGCCGTGGCGGACCGCAGGAACGCAGCCCGGCCCCGCTCGGTGGCCTGCGACGCCAACTCCTGCGAACCGGTCTGCTCCAGGATCGCCTCGGCGCTGCCAACCGCCGCATCGGCGATGCCGAGCAGCGCCAGGCGGTTGCGCCGCCCGGCCTCCGTGTTCGGGTCGATGCCCTTCTTCGCGCCGTCCTTGGCCGCCTCGGCGGCGTTGTCGATCGCCTCCTCCAGGCGGATGTTCGCCTGCTCGGCGCTCAGGTTCTGGTTGACGTGCTCGTACAGGGCGGCGTTCATGTCCTCAAGGCGGGCCGTGAACTCCTCCACCGACTGCGAGCCGTCGGCGAACCCTGCCGCCAGCCCGTGAGTCGCGTCCGTCGCGCTCTCGGTCTGCAACCGGTACGTGCCGGACGCGTCCGCCGCGATGATCTGCGCATCCGTCAGGCCGGCAGCCTTCAGCGTGGCGAAGTCGGCGGCGTCGGCCACACCGGTCGTCGCCGCCCGGTACGCCTCCGCCTCGGCGGTGCCAGCCCGGAAGCCGTCCGCCGTCAGATCCAGCTGGATCCCGAAGTGCTCCAGCACCCCACCGGAGGACATCCAGTCCTCAAGCCAGTACCGGCCCCGATCGATGGCCACGTCCACGTTGTCGGCGTAGCCCTTGACGGCCGCCGCCAGGTGAACGATCCCACCGACGGTGCGGATCAGGTTCGACGTCGCCACCGTCAGGTCGTTCAGCGCCGACGCGCCTTCGTCGGCGTCGTCGGCCAGCGTCGAGAAGGTGTCACCCACGGCGTCGCCCAGCCGGTCAAAGCTGGCACCGAGGGCGTTGACCACCGGGTCGGCCTCGTCGACCGCGTCGGCGATACCCGCCACGATCCGCTTCGTGCCGGAAATCATGCCGGCGACCAGCGGATCGGCCAGCCGGGAAGCGCCGAAGATCCGCGACAGGTCTTCGCCCATGTCCGACCAGCCGGCCCGGACATCGTCCATCGCGTCCAGCAGGACCGGCGCGAACGCGGACGCCCGCTTCTCCAGGTCACCCAGGATGAACGCGCCCAGATCCTTACCGGCGGCCTGCACCCGGGCGTCCCGGGCGGCCAGCACCGCACCGCCGATGATGCCCAGCCCGGCAGAGCCGCCGATCACCGCGCCCGCCACCCCGGCGCCCAGCGTCGGCGCCATCGCCGCGGCCAGCGCAGCACCCGCAGCACCCGCACCGGAGCCGAGCGGCGCCGACGCCATCAGCGGACCCAGGCGGGCACCGAACCGGCCCGCGAAACCGACAGCGGCGTCGTCGGCCTCCACCTCAAGCAGTTCGCGAAGGTTGAGCTGCTGACGCAGGGTCCGCTGGTCGATGTGCAGCTTCTTCGTCAGGTCGACGCGCTCGGCCTCATCCGAGGTCGCAGCGATCTGCCGGGCCAGCTCACGGATCGAGCTGGACGTCTCGTCGATCTGCCGGTCCAGCCGGGCCGCGTCCGCCCGCAGGCGGTCCAGGTCACGGCCGGTGTCCTTCGCCGAGTCACCCAGGTCGTCCGTCGCCTCGGTGGCCCGACCGGTCGCCCCAGCGGCGTCCCGGGCGCTACCGGAGACGTCGTCGAGGGCGTCCTCCAGCCCCTCCGCGGCAGCCTCGGCCCGCTTCATGCCCCGAACGAACGGAGCCTCGTCCACCGACAGGCCAACCTTCACGGTGCGGGCCACGACTCACCCCCTCCGAACCAGGTGCACGGCGTGCATCAACGCGCCCGGGTGCTGCGGGTTGCCTGCCGCCGCCTGCTGCTCCGACCGCTCCAGGGCGGCGCAGGCGTGGCACTGCACGGGCGTGCCCGGCAGCGGCGCGTAGAAGCCCGACCCGAACGGGTTGTTGTAGTCGTTGCCCGGGTCCGTGGACTCGGCCAGCTCATGCCCACAGCGGCGGCACTGCCCGTCCTCGTACTCCTCCAGGGCAACCATCAACGCGAGCTGCTGGTCGTTCCACTCCGACTCCGGCACCGACCGCACCAGCCGGCCCCGCTCGTCGTACTCGTAGACCGTCGCCGGCTCCCACCCGTCGAGCCGGCGGGGAGCTACGCCGAGGGTTCGGGCGAGCCGGACTCGCTGCCGGAGGCCGGCCTCGTCAGCAATCCGGCGACGGAGAAAGGGAGGTCCAGCTCCTGCACGTTGAGGTTCCAGCAGGACCGCCACAGCTTCCGCCACTGCTGCACCCCGAGCAGCTCGCCCTCCGGATCCAGCAGCGCGGCCCAGGTTTCGTCCTTCAGCTTCGGCTCTACCGTCGACGCGCGGACCAGCGCCGGCAGGAACGTCTCCCGGTTCGCGCCCAGGTCCACGTCGTCGCCGTGAACCTTCCCGCCCTCCTGACGCGGCGGGTGGGTTTCGGCCAGCTCGTTCCACCGCTTCCGCGGCAGACCGCGGAGGCGAAACTCGACGGTGCTGGCCTCGATCTCCGCCCGCAGCGTCTCCATCCGCTCCACCAGCGCCGCCGTGGCGCCGCCGCCCATCCGCGGGTCGGCGGCGTCGCGGACCTTCGCCTCACCCAACTGCTGGGCGAGACGCTTCCACTCGACCATCAGGTCGGCGCGGGTGCACACCGGCACCCGGTCCTCGGGCAGCCGGGCGCCGGTGAGGATGGCGTCCGGGTCGCTCACGCGGCCACCACCGCGTCCGTCACCACGTCACCGGTCACGAACAGCCGCTGCGTCACCGTGTGCACGCTGTTGGCGCCGTTGTAGTTCTTCATCGGCTCACCGGCGGTGATCGGCCACACGTCCACGATGTCCGCCGCCGCCCACGCCTGCCCGCGCGGCACACCCCAGCGGACCACCAGGTAGCCCTTCACACCCTCGGTGAGGGTCAGGTACGCCTCGTTGTTCGCCGCGTCGTCCGGGTTGTGCACGTACGTGACCGTCAGGGACTTGGTCTTGCGGCCGGGCTGCTCGAACGTCTGCGTCGTGGCGAGCCGCTCGTCGGTCACGGTGGCCTGCTCACCCGACGGCGACCAGCCGTCACCGGTGATGTACCCGGCCAGCTCCTGCGACGACACCGCCCCCAGCTCGGTGGCGGCCTTCGGCGCCGTCAGGTCGGCGATCGTGGTCACGAAGTCGACGCGCATCGTCCCGTCGGTGGGGACGGACACCGGCAGCGGGGACGTCATCGGGCCTGCTCCTTGCTGGTCTTGACGGCGGTCTTGGTGGTGGTGTCACTGGCCGGCAGGGGGCGGCCCAGCCGGTCCGTCGCCGCCGCGTCGTCGAGGATCTCGACGTCCTTGCTGCGCTCGGCGAGCTGCTCCGCCCGCCGGCGGCCGACGGTCACCTCGGTCTTGCTGCTGTTGTCTCGGATACGCACCAGGTCCGGCACGACCCCTCCTCCATCAGGTTGTGCCGGTCACCCCGGCAGGGACTCCAAGCGGTACAGATCGATCTGGTCGAACACCCGCCGGCCCGTGGACTCATCCGGACGCGCCGGCGGGGAGTCGTCGTGGCGGATCGGGAACGCCCGCCTGCCGGTCATCTCCGGCACCACATCCAGCAGCACGCCCCGCACCCTCCCGGCGGTGATCCGCGCCGCCGTGTCGTTCGCCCCCACCGAATGCACCGTCGCCGTGGCCACCGCACGGGTGGACCGGGCGTCGAGGGTGGGGCCGAGGTCGTAGCGCACCGACACCCACGCCACCACGTACGGCAGCGGCGTCGCAGCCGTCGGCGTGTTCCCGTCGGCGTCGGGGAACACCCTCAGCCCGGCCACCGCGCGCAGGCGGCCCAGGAACGCAACAGCGTGCGGGTCGTCGCTCACAGCGCCTCCAGGGCGTCCGCAGCGGCCTTCTCCTGCCCGGCGACGAAGTCCGGCGACCACCGGTCCAACGCCGGGCCGAGGTGAGGCTGCGGCGGCGTGCGCGGATCCCCGTACTCCAGGAAGTTGCCCAGCGCCCCCTGGCGGCGGTTCTTATCCGGGCCGATCTCACCCGCCGTACCTACGCCGACCCCAAGGTCGGTCACGTCGTAGGTGATCGCACGCGGGTAGTGCGGTGCGTGGGCGATGCCCGAGGCGAACTGCGCGGCGGCCTTCTTGATCCCGAACGCAGTGAACGAGACCGCCTTACGCGAGTTTCGATGAGCCTCGTCCGGAGCCGCGCGAAGCGCCTCTGCCAGGCGCCTCACCTCTACGAAAGCAACATCCACATCCATCAGCTTGTTGCCTCCTCGATGCCCAGCCGCCGCGCGGTCGCATGCGACTTCGCGAACTCCGACCGGACATGGAACGCCCGCCCCTCAAGGTCCGGGTCGCTGCGACATTCCACGATGCGAACCCGATGCCCAGCTCGGACACCAACCGACGCGAGCAAGGGAAGCTGGAGGATCCACTGAAGCATCAGCAGATCCGCCTCTCCCACCTCCACCGCAGCCGCGCTCACGCCGCCCCGCGAGGCACCCTGCTGCACCCGACACCGGCCCGCGTACACCTCGCCGACCGTCTCGACGACCTCACCCGACTCCGGATCCGTCGTCGAACCCGTCACCGCCTCGACCACACACTCATCCGTCATCAGCGCCTCAGCAGCAGCACGACCACGAGCCAGCACCCCAGCGAGCACCACGCCACCCCCTACGGTCGGACCACCACACCCGCGTCAGGACGAGCCACCACACCCACCGGCCGAGCCACCACACCCGCGTCGGGACGCGGTACCACCGCGCCGGGCGTCCGGGAACTGCCCACCAGCGCCGCGGCGAAGTCGAACCCGGCCACCGCCACACCGACGACCACCGTCGAACCGGCCGCAGCCGCCTCGAACCCGACCACCGCCCCCAGCACACCCGGGACAACCCGAGCCCCAGCAGCGGCGGCCGTGAAACCCAGCAGGCACTCACCGGCGGCCACCGCGACCCGGACACCCGCCCCACCGGCGGAGAACGCCAGCGACGCCACTGCGGCGCCAGGAACCACCCGGACACCAGCCGCGACACCGGAGAACCCCAGCGGCGCACCAGCCGCACCAGCGACCAGCCGCGCACCCGATCCGGCGGCGGAGAAGCCCCACGACGCGCCGGCGACACCCGGCACCACCCGTACACCAGACGCTGCGGCGCCGAACGACAGTGCCGCCTCAGCCGAACCCGGCACCGTGCTGCCCGGCGGCAGAAACACCAGGTCGTCGGAGAACTCCAGCCACGGCACCGACCCCGCCGTGTCGTTCGTCGCCCCCGACGTGTGATCCGTGCCCGTCCCACCGAGCACCATCTCCCACTGCGGAGACGTGCCCGACGTGCCGACGCCGTAGCCCACCTCGACGGTGATCACGTCACCGGCGGCGATGTCCAGGTTCGTCACCGCGGCAGTCACCGCGTGCGTCTGCCCCGACATCGTGGTCGACAGCTCCGTCGTCGACGACGTCGCCGACCAGGCGTTCAGCGTCGCCTTCAGCGTGCCGTCAGCGGCCCACAGCTTCACCGCCCGGGCCCGCTTGTTGACGTTCGCCGTGGCCGCCAGCTCACGGCCCCGCGACATCACCGTCACGTTCCCGGACAGGAACTGCACGTCCAGCGGCGGCGTCTGCAACTGCACCGCCAGCGAGTACGACGGGCCGGTCTCCGCGGCCGTCCCCGACAGCGTCTCCGTGCCCGCCGCCTTCGCCGTCGACAGCAGCCGGCGCACCGCCGTGGACGTGTCCGCCCACCCGGCGTCGAACGCCGGAGACAGCGACGGAACGGTGGAGGCGACGTAGTACAGCCGCGTGGCCATGCCGCGCCCCCAGGGGTCAGGCTGCGACCGGCAGCGTCACGTCCAAGTCACCCACGGCGACCTGGAAGGTGTCGCCGACTTGCATCGCGTTCGCCGAGATCGTGCCGGAGAACTGGAAGTTCCCGGCCGTCGAGGCGTCCCACACCGAGAAGTGCGTGTAGTCCTCCGCCGCGGTCACGTTCGACCACGACAGCGCGGACGTGTTCGAGATCGCGCCACCGGAGGCGGCCGACCCGAACGTCGCCTGGATCCGCGTGGTGTGCCCGGCCGCGTTCGCCGACCCGGTACCCGGGTCACCGACGTGCAGCTTCACCCACAGCGCCGCCGGTCCAGTGAACGCGGTCGCCCGGCACAGGGCGTTCAGGATCGCGTTCGCGTTCGCCGCGCTCAACCCGAGTGCCATCTCAGCCCCTCACCGTGCTGCTCGTCCACGACCAGTCCGGCTCCGGGAACGACCACTGCGGTCCCGACCCGGCTGGCGGGTATGCGCGCCGCGCGTCCGCCAGGATCTCCGCGCGCCGCGCCCGGTCCGCCGCGTACTCGTAGTCATCCACCCGCTCGCTGAGCGCCGCCGCCGGGTTCCGGAACGCGATCGCCGCCAGCTCCACCGCCCACGCCCACAGCCGGTCTGGAACCGGATCCGGCCAGACCGTCAGGCCAGTGGCGTTCTGCAACCACCCATTGGCCGCTCGGCGGACCCGCATCGCCGTCTCCGCGTCGACCTCGGGGACCTGCAACCAGCTGGGCAGGTCCCCGAGGTCGAACAGATCCGCCACGGTCAGGCCTTCGGCTGCCGGGCCGCCGGCTTCGCCTCGCGCGGCGCCGCAGCGCCGTCGGGCTGGGCGGTGAGTTCCTTCTCGCCGCTGACCATCCCGGCGTCGACGAGGCGCTGCACCTCGTCCTTGGGCAGCTCGTCGGGCAAAGTGGAGCCCTGGTAGTAGTAGCGCTGCAAGCCGTCCTCGCCCTTCACGACGACGACGGCAGCGGTCACGACCTTCGCCATGTCACGCCCCCAGTCCGGTGATCTTCCGGGCGGCGCCCGGCTCGATAACGATCGGGACCGTGACGCGGCGGGCCCTCAGCTTGTACTTGTCGCGGTCGTCGTCCCGGATCGACTTCGTCTCGATGCCGGCCGCAGCGCCGGCGTAGCCCGGGCCGCCGAGGTTCTCGTCCGCCATCCCGCCGAGCTGCGTGGAGTCGAGCACCAGCGCGGTGTTGGCGGTCGGCAGGTTCGGGCTGGACAGCCACCGCATCCCGTCGATGACCGGGAAGTTGCCGGTCAGGACGGGGCTGTTGCCGTCCTCGCGCGGGAGGTAGCCGGCGTCGGCGAACGTCGCCATCGCGTACGTCCACGCGAAGTCGCTGACCACGACGGTGTCCGGGTCGAAGCCCTCGTTGAGGGCGAGGATGTTCGCCTTCGCCAGCGCCACGTCCGAGAAGATCTGCTTGGCGGTCGCGGTGGTCCACGTGGCCGCCGCGGCGGCGGTGGCGGTGACCGTCGAAGCGATCACGGCGAGGGACACCGAGTCGACCTGCTTCACCATCTGGTTGACCAGCTTGATGAACGCCCGGTCGACGGGGTTGCGCTTGAGCCGCTTGATCGACTCGTCGGTGACGGGGACGTCCTGGCCCCACTTCTGCACCTCGGCGATCTGCGTCGGGCCGATCCCGACACCCGCGAGGGGGTACTCCATGCCCGGTCGCACGATCTCCGGCGTCCGGTCGGTGTACATCGAGTCGGCCTGCTCGTACTGGATCGCGCCGCCCGTGGCTTCGAACCGGCCGGTGAGCAGCGCGTCGGAGATGAACCGCTGCTCCGCCAGGGTGCGCAGCCGGCGCGCGATGAGGGTCGGGGATTGCAGCAGGGTGTGGATCGAGGTGATGTCACCCGTGACGCTCGGCGCCGCGGGCGGGTAGGTCATCGGCATGGTGGTCTCCCGTCAGCGCGCGAACTTGACGCGGGTCTTGGCGCCGTCCGCCGCCGCCGTGAGGGCGACGCCGACGACCTGGGCGTAGTTGGTGCCGGCGCCGATCGCGGCGACCTTGCCGGCCGCGGCCGGGATCAGCACGTCGCCGACGGCGACCGATCCGGACGCGGTGACTTCCTGCACGCCGCCGGAGGTGATACCGACCTTCGCGCCGGAGGCGGCGTCGGTGGTGGCGACGCCGATCCACGCGGCGGTGGCGGCGGACGTCTTCTGGACCGTGTTGGCGGCGGACACGTAGACCAGCTCGCCGCCGTTGATGGCGGCTCCCGCAGTCAGGGTGATGTCGCAGCCCGGCTTGAACACGGGGATGTAGTCGGCCATGGGTCAGTCCTCCTTGCCGAACACGGACGTGTAGAGGGCGTCCTCGGCGGTCGTGGCCTCGCTGCTGTCGGTCGCGTAGCCGATCTCGTTGAGCGGCACCAGCCCCGGCTTGAGCTTCGCGAGCACCTCGGCGGCGCCCGGGTCGGCCTCCAGCTGGTTCAGCCAGTGCTCGGCACGCGCCGGCGGGATCCGCCCGTCCGACACCGCCGCCTGCACGGTCCGCTCGCGCTGCTCCCGCATCTGCTGCGCCCGCGCGTCCCGGCCGTCGCGGGCGTCCGCGAGCAGCTGGGCGTGCTGGGCCTCGTCGAGCACCACGGTGCCCGGCGCGTTCTGCGGCGCGGACCGCTCCCCGAGCGCCGCGTCGAGGGCCGCCAGGATGGTGGCCTCGTCCGCATCGTCGGCGACGTTGAGCCGCGTCCGCAGGTTGGTGAGCTGCTCGTCGCTGAACGCCACGGCGCGGCTCCTCTCCTGGTTGGTGATTCCCCCACCCGCGGGCGCGGACGGGGCACGACGCGCCGCCATGGCGGGCGCCGGAGCATTGGCGCGGCCGGCGTGCCGGAACGCGCTGAGATCGAAACGGTCTGCCGAGGCGTACGAGTCCCACAGGTCCCAGAAGCCACCCGACCCGCCAGGGGTTACCTGCTCGCCGGTCGCCGACCCGTTGTCGGCGTCCGTCGCGACCCGGTCCGCCAGACCGGCGGCGACCGCCTCCTCGGCGGTGTACCAGGTCTCGTCGCGCATCAGCGCCCGCCACTGCTCGGTGGTGCCGCCGGTGCGGGCCGCGTAGGTGGAGGCGATGGAGTCGCTGGTCGTGGCCAGCATCTGCGCCATCTTCGTCATGTCCTCGGCGTTGCCGATACACACACCCCACGCGTCGTGGATCATCATCTGGGCGCCGACGCCCATGACGACCTCGTCGCCGGCCATCGCGATCACCGAGGCGGCGCTCGCGGCGAGCCCGTCCACCAGGACAGTCACATTCGCCCGATGCTGGCGCAGCACGTTGGCGATGGCCACGCCCTCGAACACGTCCCCGCCGGGGCTGTTCAGGTGCAGCCGGATCTCGTCGACGTCCAGCGCGGCGACGTCACGCACGAAGTCATCGGCGGTGAGCCCGAACCAGCCGCCGATCGTGTCGTACACGTACACGTCCGCGCCACCCGCCGGCGTGGACTCCGGGTCTTCGGCGGGCGGCTGGGCGGCTGCCTGGATGTGGTACCAGGACCGGGGCGGCTCGGCCCCGGTGAGGGCCACCGCCCGCTGCGACGAGGCACGGGACGGGCCCGGCCTGCGCAGATCACGCATCTTGGCCTGCGCCTTCATCACGCTCCTCCATCGTTGCCAGGTGGCGGGTAGTCCTTCGCGGGCAACCCGAACTGCTGCCGGGCCGCTTCCTCCAGCGACCGGTCGGGCAGCAGGATCCCCGCGTCGGCGAGCATCTTCAGCGCCTGCGCAGTGGCCGCCTGCCGCGAACCGATCTCGTCGAACACCACCCGCGGCGCCGGCTCCGACTCCCCGAAGTTCAGGTCGACGATGTCCTCGACGATGTGCTGCGTGGCCACGTCCGCGACCTGCTGGGCGAGCGTCTGAAGGCTGAGGGTGAAGAAGTCCGCGAACGTCGTGCCCAGCGCCCACGAGCCCGTCTGCGTGCCCAGGTTCAGGAAGTGCGCCAGCACCGCCCGCGCGATCTGCTCGTCGTGGTAGCGGATAGCCGGGTTCGCGTCCGGCAGACTGCCCTCCACGCCCGCCAGGCGCAGCTTCGCGCCGTGCGGCGTCGCCGAGCCAGCCGAGTCACCGGCCCGCCACGCCTTCGCCATCGCCAGACCCCTGGTGAGGTCGTCCTCGCCCTCGGCGCCCTCATACACGGGGATGCCCATGCCGTTGCGCTCGATCGTCTGCGCCTGCACCCGCAGCAACCGATCCTTGATCAGCCAATGCTTGTACGCCGGCCGCAGCAGCGACCGACCCAGCCAGTTGCCGCCCTCACGGTCGTGCACGTAAGCCACCAGCCGACCCACCGGAATGGGCCGCTGAACACGGCCGACCTTCGCGGAGAACTGGGTGATGCTGACCAGGCCGCCGTCGTCGGCCACATCCACCCGCTCGATCGTGCGCGGCATCCGCGGGGCGAGCTTCCGCAGCCGCGCCCGCCCGTCCTGAATCCGGTACACCTGCTCGAAGAACGAGTGACCGAATACCAGCATGAGCAGGGCCTGCCGCAGATGCTCGGGCCAGGAGAAGCGGTCACGGGACCGCTCCGCCGTCGGATCGTCCGGCTGACCGGCGATCGGCAGGCCGAGATCCTCGGCGACGAGCCGGGCCACCTCAGGCCGCACGCCCGTCGCGTCAATACGCCACGGCGTACGCCGCACCGGCAGCGACACCGCCCGCAGCACCGAGGCCACCTGCGCGTCCTGGGTGCGCATCGCGTCGTACACGGCCACCGACCGGGGCCAGCGCAGCTCCGGCGTCGGCTCGTCGTCGAGCTGCTCCCACCACTGGCCGGTGGTCCCGCTGTGCGCGTACCCGATCTCCGATATCGGCGCGGTCACGGTGCCCCCTCTCGCCACGGTCAGAAGCCAGCCACAGCCAGTTCGTTCGTCTCCGACAACGCCTCCGCGGGCGCGTTCAACGGCGCGGCCGGCGCCGGTACGGGCTGGTTCACGCCCAGCCCGTACAGAGCGGCCGTCACCGCCACCAGGCCGGAGATGTCACCGCCCGAATGCTTGCGATCCCACGCCCACGCGTCCGCCAACTGGCGGGTCGACGACTTGCGCAACATCTCCAGCAGCCGGTCGTCACCCAACTGCCGCAACTGACCCGTCATCGCCGCGTCGTAGATCCGCCCGCAGGCGTGCGCGAGACCGCGCATCGTCAGCGGCGTCGGGTCCAGATGCGCCGGCAGCCGCTCCGTTACATCCGACAGCAGCGACCCGCCAGGCCCCGACGGGTCCACCAGCACCGCCGTCACCGGCTGCCTGCCCACGATCTCCCCGAGCCGCCCGGCAACCCAGTCCGTGCCGTCCCGGTACTCCACCAGCTCGACGTGCGGCAGCCCGTCAGCACGCAGGCCCGCCGCAGCGATCGCCGCCCGGTCCCGATGCCACGACACCTCCCACGCCAACACCACCGGCCCGACGATCCGCGAGGACGGGTCCGCGCACTTCACCCACGCCGTCAGCGGGATCTTCGACGGCTCCAGGTCCGGGACCCGCTGGCACAGGCACTCGGTGCGGAAAATCGGCTCCGGATCCGTCTCCAGGGCCGCCCGCAGCGCCTCGTGCGAGATGCCCTGCGGGTAGCCCAGCGACGGATTCGCCATGGCCCACATCTGCGGATCGTCGATCGGGCAGTCATCGGGCGCCGACCACTCGAAGATGCCCATCGACACGTCCGCCGTCGGGTCCTCCGCGGTGGCCCGGCCCTTCTCCTGAAGGGCGTTGAGGACCACGCTCCGGTCGTCACCCGCGTTGGAGAACGCCCAGATCTGCGCCTTCCGGCGAGCCATCGTCGTCTTCGTGACCGCCGCCCACGACTCCCACGTGTGGTGCTCGCGTAGCTCGTCGAGGTTGACGTCATCGCCGGACAGGCCCCGGCCGCCCTTGCGCGACGCCGCAGCGACCTTCCACCGCGACCCGTGCGCCAGCTTCAGCGACTTCTTGCCGTTGACCCGCACGATCCCGCCATCACGGGCCACCTCGGCGGCCAGCTCGGGAATCGACTCGACGATCTCGACGGCCTTGTCCCACGACTCCTCGGAGATATCCAGGTTCTGCGCGGTGCCGATGACCAGCGGCACCTGCAACACGAACATCTTCCAGAGGTTCTTGACCTCGACGATCGTGGTCTTACCGTTCTGCCGGCCCACCAGCACCAGGACGGTGCGGAACCGGAACCGGCCGTCGGCGGCCAACTCCAAGGCGTGGATGAGCAACCATCGCTGCCAGGGGATCAGCCGGAACCCGAGCACCTCCTCGGCGAAGTCAGCAGCCGAGAAGCCCAGCGACGTCGCCGGGGTCAACGCACACCCGCAGCCACACGGCCCAGGCGGACCGGTCACGAGCGGCGGCGTCCAGATCCTAGGAGTCGTGCTGCCCAGCAGCGGCGCGGATCTGAGCAAGGCGACCCCCCACCGGCTTGTCCTTCTTCATCGCCGCCCGCGCCGCCGGCGTGCCGCCGAGATCCCGCAGGACACCCTGGAGCTGCGGGCCCAGCCAGCCGACGGTCTTGGTGACCTCGCACATCGCTTCGAGGGCCTTCAGCCGCTTGTACGCCGACTCGTCGCCGGCCAGGTCCCGGCGCAGCGCCTCCAGCTCACGCGCCCGGTCGACGGCCTTCTCGATCTCCTCGGCCTGCCGTAGTGCGAGGGTCTTCAGCGCCTCGTCGGTCGGGGTGAGCCAGTCCATAGCGTCGACCGTCGACCGGACAGCGTCGCGCAGGTCGGGGGCTTTTTCCCGGGTGGCGTCCGGGTCGGCGGGAACCGCCGCGAGACGGCGAGAGCGAGGGGGCATGACCGGGACACCCCCTCACAGGTAGTCACCATCGGTATGTCACGGAATGTCATGCATGAGTATGCAGTGCATGGTTATGCAACGGGGGGTACGGGTCCCGGCGGGGGGAGATTTTCGCGACTGCCCCGGTGGTCCTCTGACCTGCCGCCGAATTTTTCAAACCGGACATTCCGACCCGCGCTATGCATTGCCAATGCATAGTTATGCACTCGCCCATGTCACTCTAAGTAATGGTGACCCGATGTCACCACTCCCGGGATGTCCGCGCCCCTCGACCACGCCCCGCGTTCGCCACCTGCGCACCGTTCGCACCACCCGCTCGCCTGTTGCACGTCCTGTGCTCAGGCCCGCGGTACTGGCTGCGGTCATCGTCATCGTGGCCCAGGTCCCACGGCCTGCCGGGCTGGATCGGGTCACCACACCGCCAGCAGTCCACCTGGCCCGCGTCCACCTTCGGCTTCCACTGCTTCCGCAGATCCTCGTGCTTGCGTCCATAGCCTCGGGCTGCCGTGCTGCGCCTTGGCATCCGGCTCACCCCCGGACATGACGAAGCCCCGCCGATCGGGGGCTCGGCGGGGCTTCGGTCTGCGATTGAGTGGCGATGGTTCAGCCACCATAAGGATCAGGGTGTTTCACCTCCGCGTCAAGCTGCCACGCTGCGACTCTCCGGTGCGCCCCACGCCGACGTGGCCTGCGCGATCAGCTCGTCGAGGTCGTACAACGTCCGGCCCTTCGCGTCCTGCCCGTGCCGACCCACGCGCTCCCGGCTCGCCCACACCCGGATCACGCTCGGATCGACCGACCGGGACCAGCGCAGCGACAGGTGCGCCGCGGCGTCGTACGCGTTGACGGTGGCCGCCACCTCCCCGACGAGCTGCTTCTGCCACCACTCCACCGTCTCCTCCGTGTCGCAGCCGGCGCAGTGCACCAGGTGGTGCGCGCCGTACACGTACAGCCGCTCCCCGCACACGCTCTCCACCCCGTCGAGGTCGCGCAGCACCAGCGGGCAGTCCCCGATGTACAACCGGTCCGACCCGGCCGGGTACGCCAGCCGGCGGGTGCGCGGATCCGACGCGATGTCCCGCAGGTCCCGGGCGTGCTCGTCAGCGGCCTCGTGCGCGGCCAGCCACCGGTCGTTGCGGGCCACGAACTCCCCGATGGCGGCGATGTCATCGGCCGGCAGGGCGTGACCGCGCTCCCCGGCGATGAGCCGGGCCAGACCGACGAGCGTCGCCCGGATCGCCGTCCGCGCCTCCATCACCTCGTCGTCCGGCACCGGCGCCCCCGAGCTGGACCCGGCGACCCTCTCCCCGCCCCGCCCCCGCCGGATCAGGGTGAGCGCCAGGTCTTCGTGGAGGATCGCGGCGGTGCGGGCGTCCTCGGCGAGCCTGCGCACGTCCACCGCGCACAGGCGCAGCCCGTCGGCGGCGAGTCGGGGCAGGCAGCCGCGGCAGTCGCCGCCGGGGCAGGCGGGGCCGTGCTGGCGGGGTGTGTAGCAGTGCTCGGCGACGCAAAGGTGCTGGTGCATGTGGTCCCCCCTTGTAGGCTTGCCGGTGGTTGAGCTGGCTGCCTTTGGGTGGTTGCTCCGGTGGGCCGGCGGGGTGGGCGACCCCGACCGGCCCACCGTCGTTCACAGGCCGAGCAGATCGGCGGTCTCGATGAAGCCCAGGGCGCGCACCTTGCCGGGCTTGCCCTGCCGCTCCAGCCGGATCGCCTCAGCGAGCGCGATGTCGCAGGCCACGATCAGCGAGAGACGCAGCTTGGTCACCGGGTCGTCGGGGTCGGCGTTCGCCTTGATGTCGCGGAAGCGCTGCATGTCGTCCATGGGGGTCTCCTTCACAGGCCGATGCCGACCAGCGGGTTGCGCTTCCACCGGTCGACTTCCTCGATGTAGCCGAGCAGCGTGGCGCTGCCGTCCTTCCAGCCGCCGTGCCGGGCGATGCGCAGCACGTCGGCGTCCGGGGCGCCGTACGCGGCGGTGGCGAATCCGCGGCGCAGGCTGTGCCCGGTGAACGCCTGCCCGGCGTCGAGGCCGGCGCGCTTGGCGGTGCGCCGCACGATGGTGGCCACCGTCTCGCCGGTGATCCGGCCGTCGGCGGACCCGCGGCCCGCGGTGGTGCCGCCCAGGTGCCCGTGGCGGTCGGCGCGTAGGAACAGCGGCCCGTCGGTGTGGCCCTGCTCGGCGAGCGTCCCGATCCATCCCTGGAGGGTGCGGACGGGGCAGGTGGCCGGGTGGGAGCCGTAGGGCAGGGCAACCCGACGGCCCTCGGACAGCTTGTCGGTCTTGGATCGGCGGATGACGACCTGAACGCCCTCGGCGTGCTCGGTCACGTCGGCGATGTCGAGCGCGGCGATCTCGGAGCGGCGGGCGCCGAGGGCGAAGCCGGTGACGATGACGGCGCGGTCCCGGTGCCCGATGAGGGTGGTGGGGTCGAGCACTTCGACCATGGCGCGCAGGGCGTTGACGGTGACGGGCGGTGCCTTGCGGGTGCTGCGGCCGGCGTCGGCGAGCTGGCCGGCGTGGTCGCGGATGACCTGCCGGGCGAAGCGGCGGTCGGGGGCGTCGTGGCCGGCGATGCGGTGGCCGTAGGCGATGGCGGCCAGGGCGCGGTGGATGGTGGAGACGGCCTTGTCGGCGTCGGCGAGGTGCCGGGCGTACTCGGCCATGGTCTGGGCGGTGCCGGGGATCGGGGTGCGGTTGGTGGTCGCGCACCAGCCGGTGTAGCGGCGGAGGTCGCCTTCGTAGACGCGGCGGGTGGACTCGGGGACCGAGCGGACGATCCGGTCGATGGTCTCCTGGGACAGGTCGTGGTCGCGGGTGGCGGGTAGAACTTCCACCCGTTCCAGGTCGGTCGAAACGTGAGGGTCGGTCACGTCGGGGCCTTCCTATCGTCGTGAGAATGGGGAGTTATCGCGGACCAGGGGCGGCGGCGAGCCGGGCGAGGTGGTCGCCCGGCCGCTGCACGGGAACGAGGTCAGTCACCGGGTCACCCCGACCAGCTCCACGACCCTGACCGGCCGGAGCCACGCCAGCGCGGTCTGGTCGTCGGTGCAGCTAACGCGCCAGTGCTCGTACCGGTCGAGTTGGTACTCGGTCATGGCGGCGAAGTCGTCGCCGATCGGGGAGCAGTCCGACAGCACGCCGTCGTCCAGTAGCGCGAAGTACGCATCGGCGCACTCGTACTGCTCGGTGAAGCTGTTGTGCACCATCGGGACTCCGCAGCACATCGGCTCGGCTGAGGTGGCGACGGTCATCTCGTTCTCCTACGTCGTGTAGTGGATCTATCCGGTGGGTTGTGAGTGGCGTTCAGGTTCGGGGTGCTGGTGGTGATCGTCTTGCCTGTTGATCTCATGAGTTAATGGGAGCTATCAGGTCAGGTGGTCAGTGCCTCCTGCGGGCGATGAGTGGGCGGGTGCGGCGGCGTCGGGCGGCGACGATGAGCAGTCGGCGGACGCGGGCGGGTGCTTGTCGGATGCGGGCGGCGATTTCGGGGCCGGTCTGCGGGATCACGACGCCGCCGGCTCGGGGTCGATGTCGTTGAGGCCTTGGCAGTCGTGGTCGCAGCGGGGGGTGAGGCAGTCTTCGCAGCGGCCGTCGCCGCAGTCGGGGCAGATCCAGGGGCCGTCCATCACGCGGCCTCGGCGGGTTGGCCGAGCGGCTTGTGGCAGCCGTGCGTACAGGGGTGGTGGATGTTGCCGAGGTCGCAGGAGCGGCAGTCGTCGCTGCTGCACGCCGAGGTCACGAAGCGGTCGGCGGACGGCTGGGTGACGAGGTGCTCCAGCAGCCAGACGCGGATGACGACGCCCGGTGAGGTGAGGGCCATCTCGTCCCCGGCCGGATACGCCTTGCCGGTGTCGACATAGCGGACCACCAGCGAGTCGTCGCGCCAGATGCCGGCGTCGGTGAGCGCGTCCTCGGTGGAGCGGATCAGCTTCGACAGGTCCGGTGCGATGGCGGGTCGGGTCGGCGCCGCGTCGCGCAGGAGGTGTGCGTTGCGGCCGGTGCGGTAGTGGCCCTTCGGTCGGGCGAAGGTGAACACCATCGACACGGCGAGCGGCTCGTCGAGGGGCGCCCAGTGCATGGGGGGCATGGCGTCGATGACGTCGCGGGCGGCGGTCTTGACGGCTTCGCGCCAGGGCTTGACGTTCTTGCTCGACTCGACCATGACGCCGCGGCCGATGTGGCGCTTGCTGCCTTGGGGGGCGGGGAGCCCGTAGGCGGTGATGGTGAGCATCGGCTGGGTCATGGCTTCTCCTTCGGGGCGAGGGTGCGGCGGAGGCGGTTGAGGGCTTCGCGTTGTCGGGCGGCGAGGTCTGGGTCGGGTTGTTGCGCGGCGAGGTGGTGGAGGTATTTGGCGGCGAGGGGACCGATGGGCTCGGGCTCCCGGGGGATAGGTCCGGGCTCGCCGGGGGATAGGTTCGGCGCGCTTCCCTCGTGGATTCGCTGGTCAGGGCGGCAAATGCATCGATCGGCCGGGGGTTCCGGGTGATCCGGGGGTAGGTTTCGGCCCTTCTCGTGGTGCGCGTGAAAATTCACCACATCCAAATGCGGACACATGGGGTCATGTGCGGCGCTCAAGGGGTGTGTTTTTTCGTTGCGCGCGTCCCGCAGGGTTGAAATCCGCGTTCTATCACCCGGATCACCCGTAACTTCAATGGATTTATGCCCCTGAGCAGGAATAACAGAAGTTGACCTTTCCGGGGGGTAGGAATCGGGCCCGGTTCTATCCCCCGGCTGGCACGGGGGGTAGGTCTCAGATCCCGGGGGATAGGTCTCCCCCATCCCCCGGAACTCCTGCCGGGCGCTCACTGCGCCCCCTCCGGCACGCCGGCGTCCATCGGCGTCACCGAGTACGACCAGACCTTCGTGTCCGTGTCGTAGAAGCCGTTGAGGCGGAACCCGCCCCGGTAGCGGCCCCGCTCAGAAGCCAGCATCTTGCCCAGGCCGACCGCGGACGGCACCTGGCCGTCCTTGCGGCGGACCAGGAACGTGCCCTTCCAGTCCTTGCCCTCGACGATGCTGGGCGTCGTCGAGTCGTGGAGCTGCTTGGCGGTGAGCTGCTCGTCGCCGAACAGCTCGTGCCAGCGGGAGTAGAACGCCCCGTACTGGGCCTCCTCCTCGTCGACCTCGTGCAGGCTGCCCCGGTTGCTGAGGAACCCGGGCTCGTTCAGCCAGGCGAGGAACCCGGCGGTCGCTGACGCCCACGGGGTGAAGGTCCGCATCGGCGTCTCGATGCGCTGGGCGCCGGCGACGATCCAGCCGCGCACCAGCACGAGGAGGTGGTGCAGCACCTTCGCCCGGTTGACCGGGTCACCCAGCCACTCCTCGAGGTCGCCGAGGACGAACTGCGACGCGGGCCGCATCTCCGGGTTGGGCATCTTCGCGTCGAGCCGGATAAGGACAGTGCGGGAGGCGATGTCGCCGCCGATGGACAGGCTGTTGCCGGTGACGAACCAGACCCGGTCATTGGGCACCCGGACGCTGGTGGACAGGCCGAGGATCCGGTCGGACCAGACGGTGGCGGTGAGCAGCGCGGCCAGGGTGGGCTGGTCGACGGTCTCGCCCTTGCCGACGTTGTCGAGGCAGACGACGGCGCCGCCCTTGTCGACCAGGATGGAGGTGATGACCTTCCGCAGCTCGACGTCGTCGCCGACCCAGGGGCGGGTGTAGCCGGAGTAGACCTTGCTCATGATGGTCGGGAGCAGGCTCTTGCCGGTTGCCGGTGAGGTGGCGTCGACCGCGGCGAGCGGGACTGGCACGCCACCGAGGTAGGGGCGGAGCAGCGGGGCGACGAGCATCCCGAGGTAGTTGGCCCTCGAGGGGCCGACCCACGGGAAGTCGGCGAGCAGCTCGTCGAGGACGAACCGGCGGGCCTCTGCCAGTTCCTCCCGGCTGGGCCGATCGGGGACTACGGCCAGGGGCAGTTTCGGCGCGTAGATCAGGCCGGTGGCTCGGTCGTAGCCGGCCTCCTGCACGAGGCTGCCGTCACCCGGCCGGAAGACGGGAGTGGTGACGATGCCGTTGAGCGGGGCGAGCTTCGGCCAGGACGCCGAGGACAGTGCCGCAGCGGCGACGTGTCCCTTCGGGGTGGCTTCCACTTCGATGATCTCGCTGTCGCCGTCGGCGAGCTTCTCGCGCTTCAGCTCGTAGGTGAAGGTGTGGTCGGCGAGGAGTCGGGCGAGTCGGGACTGGTCGACGATGGTGATGGTCTGGGTGGGGTCGTCGTCGGTGGCGATGGCGCCGGAGGGGGTTTCGACGACGACCACGACGCCGGCGCGGACGTAGGTGTCGGGGATGGCGCCGTTGTCGATGGCGGCGGCGATGGCGCGGATGGATCCGGGGTCGGTGTCGAGCAGGACCCGGGTGATGTCCTTGGCGGCCTGGATGTCGGCCTGGGCCTTGATTTCGGCGCGGCGGTTCTCGGCCTTGCGTGCCTTCTCTGCCTTGTCGGCGAGCTTGGCGAGGTGCCGTTCGTGGGTCTCGCGGGCCCGCCGGGCGGTTTCGGTCTCGGGCTTCCCGACGACCGTCAGGTGGTGGCGTTCGGTGGTCACGCGGCGCTCCGAAGGTGGTTGCAGATGGGGCGACCGGTCTCCCAGTCGACGGGGCCGCCGGTGTAGAGGCGGTACGGACGACCCTCTCGAGCGGCACGGACACGGGCGGCGTCGTCCATCTCGGCAAGCCGCTGAGCGACCCGCTGCTCGCGGGTGGCGCGCGGCTCGTCGTGCTCGGCCCAGGTGCCGCGCAGTTCGTTGATGTCGGCGTCGTACCGGCCGCGGATGTAGGCGGCGTACAGCAGGGCGTGGACCTCGTCTGCCGTGTAGGTGGTTCTCATGTGGTCCCCCCTGGTCGTCTTGATGTGCGGTGGTGCCGGACTGTCGGGGCCCCGCACCGACGGGTGCCGGTGCGGGACTCCGGCGGGCCGGATCAGAACGGCGGGTCGTCGAAGCTGCTGCTGGGGGCGGCCGGGGCGGCGGATCCCCACGGGTCGTCGCCGCGGGTGGGTGCCTGGCCCTGGCTGGAGCGGCCCATCTTCTGGACCTTCGCGGTGGCGTAGCGCAGGCTCGGGCCGATCTCCTCGACGTCGAGTTCGTAGACGGTGCGCTTCTCGCCGTCCTTCTCGTAGGACCGCTGCTTGAGCCGGCCCTGCACGACGACGCGGGCGCCGCGCTGCAACGACTCGGCGATGTTCTCGGCCATCTGCCGGAACGCGGTGCAGGACAGGAACAGGGCCTCGCCGTCCTTCCACTCACCGGTGTCGCGGTCCTTGACGCGCGGGGTGGAGGCGATCCGGAACTTGGCGAGTGCGACGCCGGAGGGCAGGAACTTCAGCTCGGGGTCGTCGGTCATGTTGCCGATGACGGTGATGACGGTGTCGGTCACAGTTGGCCTTTCTGGGTTCGTGGCTTGCAGGGGCACTCACAGCCGGAGGCGTGGCAGTTGCGGTGCCGCCGGTTCTTGCAGGAGGGGCAGAGCAGGAGCCGCCGGGCGGCGCGGGCCAGAGCCCGGACCTCGCCGCTGGTGATCCGCTCGGCCCGCGTGGGGCGGACGGTTTCGCGGTAGCCGCAGTGCAGGCAGTGCTGGTCGCTGCGGTTGGTGACCCCGTCGGCGGGCTCGACCTCGAGGGCCTTCGCGCAGCGAGGGCAGCGAGGGCTCCACGAATGCCACCGCCCGGCGCGGTCCCGGCCGGTGTGGTTGGGCTCCCGAACAGGCGGACCGGGAAGGCGGCCCACCATGTGGTCGGGCGGCAGCTCGCAGAGCGTTTGGCTGTCCCTGGCGCGCGGCTCCCCGCAGCGCGGGTGAGCGTTGCCCTCGAGCCCCCTCTCCATCAGGCGGCGGCCTTCCGGGCGTTTCCCAGGCGGGCCAGCAGCGCGCCGAGGGTGGTGGTCTCGCCGTTCTCGTCGGTGACGGCGGCGCCGTGCCGGTGGGCGTTGTCCTGGTAGAGCCGGCCCAGCTCGTCGAACGTGGTGGCCGGGTCGAGGGCCTTCGCGCGGACGTCGGTGACGGTCATGCCCGGGTCGGCGCCGTCGGTGAGCCAGGCGAGCACCTGCTTGCCGAACTCGTCGCTGGGTTCCCGGATGACCGCCTTGGCCAGCGGCTTGCAGCGGGACTTCGCGACGATCAGCGTGTTCTCGAGGTCGAGGTCACCGACGATGTCGAACTCGTACTCGATGCCGTCGCGCTGCTCCGGCTTGGTGCCGATCTTGCGGGGGATCTTCCGGCCGCGGTCGTTCTCCTCGACCACGTACTCGGTCTTGGTGCGCATGGTGACGATGACGTGGCCGGGGTAGGCCAGCAGCGCGTCGACCATGGCCCGCTCCATCGGCCGGGCCTCTTTCCACCCGGCGAAGGTGTTGCCGCCGCCGGAGCGCTTGGCGGCCTGGTCGACCTGCTCGAGCATGCCGCCGGTGCCCATCCAGAAGTGGGAGAGGCTGTCGACGATGACGACGTCGTATCCGGCGGCGCCGGCGGCGGCGAGGGCCTTGACGAGCTGCCGCGGGTCGTAGGTGTGCATCTGGAGGGTGTCGAAGGTGAACTCGTCGGCGTACTTGGCGGCGCTGCCGCGTTCGGTGTCGATGACGGCGGTGCGTCCGCCGAGGGAGGCGGCGGTGACGAGGCTGGTGTAGGTCTTGCCGCTGCCGGAGGGGCCGGCGAAGGCGATGCGGGCCTTGGCCTGGGCCTTGGTGGCGGGGGCGAAGGTGAAGTCCACGGTGTCTCTCACTTCTCGCTGTGCTTGCGGGTGGCTTCGTCGTTGAGGTCGTGCCGGGTGCAGTCGGGGCACTGGCTGCCGCCCTCGAGGTAGAGCGGGTCGCTTGCCGGCCAGCGGTCTTCGGGCAGGTCGCAGGTGACGCAGGTGTTCATGCCGCCACCGCCGCGAGGTCTGGGTCGGTTTTCAGCGCCCGCACGGCCCGGTACTGGAGCTGCTTGGCGGAGTCGGCGTTGCGACCCATCAGGGCACCGGCCTCCACGTGGGGCAGCCCGGCGCCGAAGCGCAGCGCCACGACCGTTCGCTGCTCAGGCGTCAGCTTCGCGAGGGCCCGGTCGAGGGCTGCGGCGAGTCTGGCGTGCTGAAAGGCCTCGTGCGGGTCGTCCCACCGGTCGGTGGACGGCACCGGCCAGTCGTCGTCGTTGTCGATCGGGAAGTACGCCGAGTGGCGGCGGTGTGCCGACTTGTAGTGGTCGGCCACGAGGTTCCCGGCGATGGTGATGAGCCAGCCGCCGAAGCCCTTGTCCCGCCAGGTGAAGTCGGGCAGGCGCCGCCAGGCCCGAAGGAACACTTCGCTGGTGATGTCCTCGGTGAGCCACCGGTCAGTGGTGCGCCGGTAGACGCAGCGCATGACGTCGTCGCGGTAGAGCCGCCACAGCTCGACGAAGGCGTCGTGGTTGCCGGCTTGGGCGGCGAGGACCAGCTCCTGGGGGGTCATGCCGCCGCCTCCTGCTTGAGCAGGGGGACACGGCGGTCCCCCGCCTTGCGGGCGCGGCGCAGCGCGTCGCGCAGGGCGTGGTAGCTCATGCCGATCTCGGGAGCGATCTGCGCGATCGGTCGGGTGTCCCCGCCGGCGCCCATCCACGCCCGGATGACCTCTTCGCGGGTGCGTCCGCTGTCGTCGCACTTGCAGGTGGTGGCGCCGCGGTTGCTGTGCCGCACCTTGGGGTGCTTGCAGTCGGGGCAGACCTTCAGCTCGGTGGGGGTCTTGGCGTACTGGCCGCCGCCCCAGGCGATGCCCTGTCGGATGACGCCGGACTCGGGGGTGCAGGAGCTGCTCATGGGGCAGCGCTTGCGGCACAGCCACATGGCGGCGGCGTTGCCGTCGTTGCCGACGTCCCACCACTGGGGTGGGTTGACGACGCAGGGGCGGGGGTCGAGGTTGACGGGCATGAGGGCGCCGGGGCGTCGTCCGGGTCGGGCGAGGGTGGACGTGGTCACGACGTCACCTCGCTGTTGACGGTGTTCACGTACGGGGTGCGGCCCTTCAGGTCGAGCAGGGCGTACTTCCGGATCGCGGCCCGCTCCCGGGCGGTGAGCGGGTTCATGTAGGGGGCGTCGGGGCGGGTCATGCCGGCGGTCCGGGATCCGCCCTGTCCGCGCAGCGCCCAGGCGAGGCTGAGGCAGATGGCGGTGGGGAGGATGGTGGCGGCGAGGATGTCGGTGGGCATCAGGCCACCTCCGCCTCGGTCGGCAGGCCCATGGCCTCCTGGAGGTCCGCGACGAACACGAACCGCTTGCCGTCCTCGTTGGTCCAGCACTTGACCATGGCGACGCGCATCGTCTTGGCGCGCTCGGTGGCCAGCTCGGCCTTCAGCCGCTCGACCTCGGCGGCCCAGTGGGTGACGGCCTTGCCGTGGCTGGCGATCTCGGCGTTGGCGGCGCGGAGCCGGCGGTGGAGGTCGGCGTTGTCGTCGCGGAGGGTGGAGAGTTCCTGGTCGAGGCGGTCGGCGCGGGCGGCGTCGGCGGTCAGCTCGGCGTTGGCGGCGCGCAGCCGCTCCAACTCGGCGAGGCCCGCCTCGAAGTCCTTGACGATCCGCTCCAGCCGCTCGCGGACGTCCTGCACCTCCGGCGTTCGGTCGCTCGCTTCGAGCGCCTTGCTGATGTCGGTCCGGAAGGCGGTCTCGGCCTGGTCGTACAGCTCGTCTCCGATGTCGACGCCGTCGAATGAGGTGAGCTTGCGGATGTGGCGGAGCGCGACGGCCTGGGCGGTCCGCTCAACGATGGTCTTCGTGTCGGTGTAGGCGTCGATGGTCATGGTCAGTTGCTCCCGGAGAAGAGGGTCAGCCAGGCGAAGGCGAGGGCGGCGAGGAAGAGGACGACGGTCACCGGGCACCCCGCAGACGCGGCCGGTGGATCAGCTCGTGGAAGGTCAGGACGTAGTCGGCGATCACGGACCGGTGGTGCTCCAGGTCGCCGATCGCGTGGTTCGCGGCGCCCATGCGGTCGAGGAGGCCGGCGAGCTGCTGGGTGGTGCGGCGGTGGGCCCACCAGGCGCCGGCGGTGAGGCACAGCGCGGACCAGACGGCGGCTGCGAGCGCGATGAGAAGGCCGGTCATCGGGGGTCACTCCCGTCGAGGCAGCAGGGCTCACCGGCGGGGGCGGGGCAGCCGTGCAGGCAGGTGCCGCACGCGGTGTCGTCGTCGGGGCAGCCGGTGGGGGTGTTGGGGCAGCACGGGGGGATGCCGGCGGGCTGCCCGGTCGGGGTGATGTAGACGCTGATCGGGGCGGTCATCACGCCACCTCCGGGAGTCGGTACTGGGCGAGTTCGCTGCGCTGCTGCGGGGTGAGCTGGTCGATGGCCGCTTCGAGGCGGGCCCGCAGTTCCAGCACGACGGCGATGGGGTCGTCGGCGAGTCCGGCGTCCGCGGCGGTGACCGGGATGGCGCCCGGGTCGTGGCCGTTGAGGGCCGGGTCGGCGCGGGTGGGGAAGTCGTCGTTGTGGCGGGGGAACCAGGGGCCGGTGACGACGGGCGGGTCGTTGGGGCCTTCGGCGGTCGCCGGCCAGGTGGTGGGGACGGGCCGGGTCCAGCCGGTGTGGGCGAGGACGTCGGCGAGGTCGACGGTCATCGGGTGCCGTCCTCGGTGGCAGCCCGGTCGTTGTCGTCCGGGATGATCCAGCCGTACTCGACGCAGTTGGCCATGAACGTGTTGGCCTCCTCGTCGAGGTACGCGCGACGCTCAGCGGGCGTCATGTCGTCCCACTCGTCGCGGGGGATCTCGATGTACTCCTCGTCGTCGGCGCCGACCCAGTTGGTGCTGACGTAGAGGCGGATGCGGACGGGCGGCTGCTCGGTGCTCATCGGGTGCTCCCGGGGGTGGTGGGGCGGAGGACGGAGCCCATCGCCCGGCGGATCTCGAACTCCTCGTCGACCAGGTGCCGGAAGTCGTGGCCCGGCAGCGCCTCGATCCGGGCGGCCTCCACCGCGAGCTGCTCGTCGGTCATCCGCACGAGGCGGGCGGCGTAGCGGCGGCAGGCGTCGGCGACGGTCATCGCGGGGATCTGGGCGCACTTGGCGCGGCAGGCGTCGGTGACGTGCACCGGCCGCAGCGTCGGGGCGGTCACGGGGTCACCTGCTCGAAGCCGACGGGGAGCACACCGACCGCGATGAGGCACCGCACGGCCTCGGCGGGGTGCGTCACCCGGTGGTGGAACGGCGTCAACTGCCACTCGCCGCCCGCGCTGTCGCGCCGGCTGACGCCGATCAGCTCGCAGGCGTCCGACCAGCCGATGCACACGGTCGCGTCGACCATGTTCGGGGCGTTGTACCGGTAGCCGTAGGAGCCGAGGCGGGTCCAGCCGTTGGTGCGCAGCCAGCGGTTGATGGCGGCGATGGCCTGCCGGTGCTCGCCGGGGGCGAAGTGCGGGTAGCTCGGGATGGTGGGCGCGGCGGTCACTTCAGGCCGCCCTTGCAGCCGTCGAAGCACTCCCACTCCCGGCGGGAGTAGCCGAGCCCGGAGTACAGCGCCTTCAGGTCCTGCGTGGCGCCGCAGCGGCGGCATCGCCGGTCCGTGTACGACGTCTCGACGATCGCCTGGAACTCCAGCTCGGTGCGGTACAGGTCGCCGAGGATCTGGAAGACGACGTCGTCCTCGCCGAGCTGCGCGTACTCGCGGACCCGGGCGAGGGTCTTGCCCATCACCGAGTCGATGTCGCCGCCGGCGGGGATGAGGGCGAGGTGGTTGCCGAGGGTGTCGTAGACGACCCGGCCGGCGTCGCCGACGACGGTCCAGCGGGGCGACCCGTCGGCGGGGTGTTCGGTCTTGGTGCTGGTGGTCCCGGTCAT